GGGGGATTAACAATAGATAAGAAACGATTTCGGGTTGCTGCTGTGTTATTTTCAAACACTAAATATCTCGAAGAAGATGCGATAAATTTCTTAACTGCTATCAACAATCTTCTTACATTAATTCTATCCAACGCAGATGGTTTAGCTTGTAGGGTTTTCTGTCCAAATACCGTTGCTCCCTGACCTGGGAATGTTGCGATTGGATTTACCCTACCAACATACAATTCATCTCTTTCATCGTGCGTTAATCTTGTCTTAACTTCAATTACATTTGTTAATCCACCACGATTTAATCCAGCAGGTGCGAACCATTCAGCTGCAACTTGGTCATTAAATGCGATAACACCAGGTAGAACTACAGAGGGTGGGACCCAAACAGGCTTATTCTTATCCGTATCCAATATCTTAACCCAAGGGTGATATGTTGCTACATAATTGGAATCAAACGAAGAAAGTGAATTTACAACGGTTGATATGTTATCACTCCATCCACCGGCATCCATTACAAAGAATGTATCACCTCTATCTTCACAAAGGTCTTTTGCGTATGTGGTTACTGAAGAATGTAATCTATTAATTACACCAGGAATAACAATCATATTCATATCAAACTCATCGGGATTTGATACTGCGTTTATTGCTTTTCTTAACGCAACAGTTCCTGCTGAGGTTGCTGATGTACAATCTAACCCCTGTGTGTTTCCTGCTGCAATATCATTACCAACTAACACTTTTCTATTAGGTTGGAATCCATCAAAACCACCTTGAAATGGTATCATAAATTTCCTAGCATCCAATTGAGCAGTTGATGCACCAACAGCAAAACCAATAACACTACCATTTGATTCACACTCATTCAAATCAAAATCAGTACCAACAGTTGTAGTTGCAGTTGCTATAGGAAGTGGATTCAAAAAGTTAAGGTTATCAGTTGCAACAAAATCAAAAGAATAACCCAAATATACATTTTTATTGTATGAACTCGCCAAAGATTGTGATACTACATAGGTTGGTGATGGAACAGTGCCTGCTGTAGATGGGATTGGTGATGTTAGTGCACCAAATCCAAAAGGAACTAATGATGAATCATTTGCCCCAGCTTCTACATCCGAATCAACCTCTACTCTAATATAAACTGAATTATTTGCATAATCACCATTTGTGGATAATTTACCATCATCATCAACAGTAATATATCTATCACCAATCACCCGTTTAATGTAATTTGGTGAATTTGGGTCCAAGTTTACATTTGAGAACTGCTCTAATATATTTGGACGAATATCGGCGTCTTGAACTCCTTGTCCAAAAATTGAATAAGGAATTTTAGAAGTATCTACTCTTCTTATCACAACAGTAAATGAACCATAATCAGAACCTGGAATATCTCCGGATACTTTAATATCTCTGATACCTAGTTTAATTTCATAGTTTGTTGGATTACCATGTGATAAAGTATGGAATTTGAATAATTGTTTAGCAACTCCACCAACTTTTTGTGATTTAATCCAAGGGGTTGATGCTACTGAATATTCGTTTGAGAAATCAAAATTTGCAAATGATGCGGTTTGAACCAATACAACTTCGTTTGTTGCAAAAGAAGCGGATTGGAATGTATTAAAGTTTAAGTAAGTGTATGCTTGTTGGCTGCTTTTTGGTAAGTATCCAAATGCTTTTGTAAAGTAATTTGCACTAGTTGGGTTTAAGGAAGATGTTGTAGTGTTATTCCCCGTAAATGCCGAACCTGATAAAACCAATCCAAATGATGATGCGGTTACATTTGTTGTAGTACCACCTACCAAATTTCTAACAAAAGATTTATCAAATAAATCAGTAGTTACATTTGGAATAGAACCACTTAAAGATGGATAAAGAACCGCTGCTACTTTATTTCCTTGTGAAGAAGAAATGGTTAAAACCAATGGATCTACAAATGTATATCCATCAGTTCCCAACACCCTAACAATAGTTGCTGCGGGTGCATCCTGCAAATAAGCCTGAGCAGTATAAGGGAGATATGAATCCTCCGTTAAACCACCAAACTTTTGTTGGAAGTCATTAAATGATTCAACCCGCGTTGGTACAAACGCAGGCCCTTTAATAGTTTGTCCGATAAGGACAGCACCTATTTCTGCTACCCCCTGAGGTAAAAACGATAAGTCCTTTTCTCGTGTAAAAACACCCGGACTAACAATTCTTTCAGCCATTATATTCTCCTAATAGTTTTTGTTTCTATATAATAAATACAAAAAAATTAGAGAAACCTATACTTATTCAGCCGTTGTAAAAGTATTTGTATCAATATCGTAAGAACCCACACCATACTTTTGTGTCAATTCTTTACCAAATTCGTTTTGTGATTTAACCAATTCTTTGTAAGTTGATATTAATTCTTCTTTTTCAGCTCTCAAACTAGCGAAAATTTCCTCTAACTCTTTGGATTGTATTTCAATTTCTCCAAGCCGTGCCGTAACTACAATACCTTTTTGACGAAATTCTAAAAGTTTTTCTCTTTCCGTTTCTTCAAATTGTTTTACTAATTTTTCTTCCATAGATTTTGTTTTTTAAGTTGTTTAACTAATGTGTATATAAATATCTAAAAAATTATTTAAAATCAGTTTTCTGGGTTTATTTGACCACTTAATTGTGGGTTTTCGGTAAAAGAAACTTTTCCAACTGAATAAACTTTTCTATTGTTTGGATTTAATCCAGCAAACTCAGGCACAATATACGCTTTTGATACCAAAGTAATACTTGCTCTTACAATTCTATCATCCCCCGCATCGGTTATTGTTTCAAAGTTGTATCCATCTCCCTTTATTTGGAATTTGAATCTATCACCAAATGACCTGCCTTGAAAGAAAATGATTTGTTCAACTACTTTGTTTAGTTGTTCCATATAATCACACCATATATTCATTTCATATTGAACATCTAAGTAATCAGGTCTTTCAACTGCAATATATTCTTTTACTGGTTTTTGGTTGGTTAGTATAGAAAATTGGTCATATCTATTTGCTTTTGTATATTTCCGTTCAAAGGATTGATGAGCATCTTCGGAGTTTAAAATCTTTAACTTTGCAGCCTGTTGATTGGTTGATAAGGAGGTTCTTTTAAACACAATTACAGGTGTTTGTATTTTACCATTTGCATCCCGCATAAACCCATCTCTTTGAGCCGATACCCATTTTTCAGGATTTGCATAGATTACTGGTATGGGTATAATCTGCCCATCATCTTCTACAAATGGTTTTACATCTTTTACTAAAAAATCTCTGAAAGCTAAGTCTATATCGTAGATACCAATAGATATATTTTGTGTGTTATCCGTATCCCGCCTAATCTGATTTGCTTTATTTAATTTAGGGTTTTCCGATGTGGATGACATCGTTTGTTTTAAATCCGGCTTTTGTGAATTTATATCCCTATATGTATTACCCATCTTATAATCCTATTGGTAAATAATTATCATTTATTGTTGAATTTCCAAATCTTACATTAATTAACTTAATGGATGTTTGACGGGTAACATGCGCAAGGCATGTTACAGAAAGTGATGTTCCGTGTCCATCACCACCATCCCAAGTTTCAGGATTCTTACCTACAAAATATTTATTTTCATTTACATTATCAACCATATAATATTCATTATCCCATTCAATAATATCACCAACATCTGGCTTAACATCTTTATCATCTTTTAATGTATCCCTTAAAAAGTTGAATGTAGCTGTATGTGCGTATGATTGTCCAAAATCATCTGAAACTGCTTCAGTATCTTGTCTATCAATTAAGCATGGGATTTTAACAGGATTATAAAAAACTTTATCTTTTGATTCCCCATAAAGATTTACCAATGATTCATCCAATACAGGCTTATAATAATAAACCTCCGTATCAATTATTTCATTGATAAGTTCTTTGTTTAACCTTCTGATTAAACTAACATCTCTTGCCGAACCAAATAATGCCATCGGATTATCCCACGTAAATTGGCATTGGAACACGATTAAGTGTTGATTCTAAAAATTCAGTTTCATCCTTTTTGGCTTCTAAAAGCGACCTTCTGCTTGTTGCTTCCAATATCTCTTTTAATTGTGTTATCAACTGCTCTTTTTCAGTTGCGGCTTGGGTTTTTAAATCAGAACCATCCAATGTAACTTCTGCTCCAGGGATTGGAATTGAACCAAACTTAGAACGAACTGTTCCTAACACTTCTTTTACTAATGCTAATGTATATTTAAATATCCATTGTCTACCATGCGCACTTATATCACAATAATCCAATCTACCAAATGGAGCATTTGAAAAATCAGACACAACATTTGATTTTGCTACTGGATTGTTTCTTTCTGAATCCAATGTGTATTCAAAATAAACTTTTAAACCATCATCAGTATCTTTTGGGTATGGAAATATACGAACCCTCTTACCATATAGTTTAAATCCAAATTGAGATTTTCTAATCATATCGTTGAATTCAATCGCTTGTAAACGAAGAAGGTCATCATACATAGGTTGCATCATAAAAGATACACCTGGTGAGTAATTACCCCACCCAAAGGTTTCCATCATTTGTTGTGAACCTAACCCAGTTCCAACGAATGGGTCAAAGTAACGAATAATTGCAGGTGGTGCTTCATGATGCATCTTACGAATTGTTATGGAATCAGATGTTAAATTACCTGCTTCCAAACTTGCAACCGAACTATCACCTAAATCATAAACCTGCTTTCCGCTCTCCATTGTAAACGAACCTGTATATTGGGTTAATCTACCACCACTCCCTGCTTCAGTCCCATAATCCGATGCAATGTTTATTACCCCACCAAAGTTATTGTTCAACAATTTTTTGGTAAAGTTTCCCGTTAGCGATGAACCTTGAATACTTAATAAGTTTTCTTTGGTTCGGTATTGGTTTAATTGCGATGAAAATTCATCTACTGCTTCTTCAAAGCATGCGTAAAAATCTATATCTTGCAGTTCTATATCTACAATAGGATAACCAAGTCTAAGAGCACACCACTTTGTTACTGAGTCTGCATCAACTTGGAAATCATAATCATTATCAAACCATCCAAATGGTGTTTTGCCGGGAAAGAATGATGATGAACCGGGATATATTGAGATATTAACTGCCATTTTTGTTATTCTCCGTCAGTAGTTTCTTCACCACCATTGGTTTCTTCACCACCATTGGTTTCTTCACTACTTTCTTCAGTAATTGGTTCTTCCACCACAGGCTTTACATAGTGTTCAAATGTTGCTGCGGCATTTACATCGTTTGCGGATTGTAAATTTGCTATAACATAACTTTCTAATGCATCAATAAGTTTTGAATAACCATCCACAATTTCGGAGTTATACACTAATACTTTTTTATCAATTGAATGATATGCTACCGTTCCACCTCCGCTGATATGAACATCCATTTGCAATCCCCCCTCATATTGTAAATGTGGGACAAGTGTTAATAATGGTGATTCGTGAATGAGGCCTGTTGTTGGGTTTTTGAAATACCCAGTTACTTTTATTGCCATAATACTTTTCTCCGTTTTATAATAAATAGTTTTATTTTTGTTTATAGGGTTTTAATTTAGATTACTTTTGTATGTGGTCTTGAACTCCAATATTCTTCCCCACCATAATAGGTGCATATTTCTTCACCTTCTTCTATATCTCTAATAGATACAAAATTAAATGCTTTCCATTCGGGATGGTCTACCCAATCTGCATTTGGTGTATTTGAATGGTTATAAATACATCCTAATCCTAGTGGGATAACAAACTCTAAGCCTGCATTTTTCGGATATACAAATCTATAATCTCCCAATGTATTAGAATCAGAAGAAACATTTAGTGTTATTAAATGACAAGTTTCTATTATTTCTCCTTTTAATATTTTTTCAGTAGCAAACACACCCAAGCCTTTACCAATAGATTCATATACTCTAACTTTGGTAGGGGGTAAGAAATTAGCAGATGGTAATTTTTTATTAATATTAGAGGGTGTTGTTGAATTTACTTTTAATACTACATCTTCTTTTTTTAATAATTTACCATCAGATGCTATTTTTTGAAATTCTTTCATACTTAATTTAATAATGGGTTTACCACTATCTTTGATTTGTTGTAGGAGTTGGGGTGTGGGTTTGAGAAACATAGTATTATACTTCTGGTAAATAACAAGGAATTAAAACAATATCTCCATTGTATATTTTTATTTCCATCCAATAATCAGGTTCTGCTAAATAACGAGAATTTGCTGTAATACCAAAACCGGCTTTTTT